TTGAGCTTGCTGATGGCTTTGACACTGCCGGTAACTGGACGATCCAAGGCTAATGGCAACGACCTTCCCAAGTATCGAGCCAACAGCTAGGAGCTTCACGGCACCAGCATGGCAAACGACGACACAGACATCTCAATCTGGCGTAGTAACTCGCAGGTTGTGGGGCAGCAAACCAAGCCGCGCCACGCTAAACCTGCAGTTCAATAACGTTGATGATACGGACACAAGCGCAATCCTCAACGCCTACAACACTGCCAAGGGCTCTGTCGATAGCTTGACGCTGCCAGGCATCTTGTTCAATGGCGCGGATACGACGCTAAAAAACTGGCTAAACGGAAGCTCCGCTGCTGCTGGATTGCTGTGGTGCTTTGCCGAGGGCTCGCCGCCGCAAGTTGAAAGCATTGCACCTGGCAGGTCTAACGTAAGCGTCAGCTTGACCGCAGAGCTTAGAATAAGCTAAAAGGTTCCCACTATGGCTGTTAAGACAGGCGCCACCGCCGAACTCCGACTCGATGGCTCGGCCATTGCCAAAGTCCGTGACGTATCCATTACGTTTGCTAGGGATGCGCTGGAAACCACCGGCATCGGACAGAATGACAATCAAGCGTATTGGACTGGCGACCGCATCATTATCGCCGCCGCAGGTGGCGTTCCATTCGACATCAATGACGACGGTTACGCAGACTGCCCCGATGGCCATGCCTTTTACCGTGGATCGACTTGGGCAACAGGCCCAGCACTTGCTTTCTACGTCGGGGCATTGACGGATGGCGCACCATTTTACGATCAGTTCACGGAAACCGGCACGCTGACAACCCAGGCTGGCGACACACTGATCACCCAGGCTGGCGACACACTGATTGGCTTCCTCGGCAGCGAAGATGACAATGACCGCTACAACACCGCTGCGACAACAGGACTATCAACGCAAGTAGATGGCTACATGAGCCGCGATGCACTGGATCGCATCAAGTTATGGACCACTGAAGGTGCCGCGCATTCTGGGACAGGAACTGAAAAGACGCTGGTTGCCGTAAAGCCGTCAAACTTCATCATCACGCACTACGACAGCGACGCGAGCTATACCAGCGCAATCGATAGTGCAGCCAACTCAATCCAGCCGTTGACATTGCCTGATTCCGAGCAACGCCTTGCTTCGGCGATCACGCTGCCCGCTGGCTTCAGCGTGGTATGCGAAAACCGAGATTGGAAGCTGCAATGCGACCTCCAAGAATGGGTCATGAGCATCGATGCCAGCAACCTTGACACCACTGCGATCGGCGAAACGTTCGGTGAAAATATCAAATCCCTGGTCCGTGGTGCTGGCAGCTTGCAGTTTTTGGCTGAACACAAGAGCGTTGCGACTGAAGAAGACAGCCTTGCGTTACTCAGGCTGGTGCTTTTGACCCAAAACCAGTGCAACACCAAAGCACGGTTCTATCTGTACAAGGATCGCACGGCACCGTCGCCCCGCATCGACGGATCGGTGTATTACGAGTGCGACATCCTTCTAACCAATACTCGGCTTAATACTCGCGCCACCGAGATTATCGCTGGCACGGCTGACTTCGTTGCCACGTCTGAAATCAAGCTCAAAGTAGCAGCCTGATTTATGCGGTGCTACGATGACCCCATGTAGTGCCAAGGTAACGTGTCCAGCCTGGAATTTGCCGGTGACAATGGTTCGCTGAGCGACATTAACGCAACTCAAGGTGAGTTTCGCAGTCAGATCGCGGCCTTGACCGACATGGTCAAGCAGATTGCTGGTAATGCTGCCGTTTCCGCTGGCGACTCTGCACAGGCTGATCCTCTTAACGCCCCATTTACTCTTTACGTCAACCCCTATACCGGCAGTGATGAGTTTGTCGGTGGATCGTATAACGACTACGAAACCGGCGCGACGCAGCAAGAAATTATTGAATCGAAGCTTAAGCGCCTTGAAAAGCAGCGCCTGACTTGCGGTTTCACGCCGCAGCGTCCGTTCAAGACGATCAACCGCGCTGTCATTGAAGCGGCGATCATCACCAGCAAGGACTGGTACACGATTACTGATCCTGCCGCACATGTGGACTGCGTGAGCATCGTGCTCAGCACTGGTGTTCACACGCTTTACAACGACCCTGGGCAAGCCAGCACCAGCATCGCAAGCTGGGGCGCATCCAAGAATCCGAGTACGGCTGATCTGATCAAGTTCAACCCTGCCACGGTTGGCGGTGTGCTGCTGCCTCGTGGTTGTTCGCTGTGCGGACCTGACCTTCGCAAAACCACGATCCGCCCCAACTGGGTGCCCGCTGTTGCTGACGAAGCGGCAGATTACAGCAACCGTCGCGGGATGCTGAAGATCACCGGAACCGGCTACTTCTTTGGCTTTACGGTGATGGACAAGATTGGCCTTGAAGCCAGTCACCATCTGCTGGATGCGTTCCAGTTTGCCAGCAAAGCAGAGCTTGATGATTTCTACGCCAAAACGTTCAGCGCTGTGGGATCTGGCGCGGACTTGGCTTCCGCTCTAACCGTCACACGCGGCACCGAATACCAGATCGTTGGTCCGATTGATCAGACGCAATCGCCCACCAGCGCTTGGGATACGACCAGCAGCGCTTCGCCGTACATCTTCAACTGCTCCATCCGATCCAACTACGGCATCGGTGGTGCGTTCATGGACGGCTCCAAGGTCGAGGGCCTGAAGTCAATGGTCTGCGCCAACTACACCGGCGTCAGCCTGCAGAAAGATATGAGCTGCTGGCAGATTTATGACGGCAGCAACTGGGTGCAGCCGACCTATGAGCAATACATCAACGCTGACCCTGATAACACACGGATGAACCCGGCGCGGCTAAGTCGCCACATCTGCGCCATCAACGACGCCTTCATCCAGGAGGTGTCCGTTTTTGCCATCGGTCAAGGCATTCACCACTTCACCGACCTCGGTGGTGAAATCACTGTCACCAACAGCAACAGCTCGTTTGGTGGTTGCGCTGCGTACAGCAAAGGCTACAAAGGCACAGCATTCCCGAGCGACACAAACTGGGCAGTCAGCGGTATCCGTGTGCCGCTCGATCTGCAAGAAAAAACTGGCAACATCCGAACGATCTATCTCGGCACGATTGATTCGGCTACGAGTAGCAAGATCACCCTGACATCACCGCTTGCAGCGGATACCTCGTCTGACAGTATCCCGGCTGTTTTGCTGGAAGATGGATACACACTCGCCAGCGGCACCTACATCTGGGCTGAAAATCCGCTTGGTGAACCATGGTACGCACCTCTTGCGTCTAACGCTTGGGACGCAAGCGCACCAGATGAAATTGATATCAGCAGCGCTTTTGATGGCGCTGACGACACGATTGAGGAGGGTGTCAGCCTGCTCCCAGGGAAGCGTGTTTACATCCGTCGCTTGGTTGATACACGCACTCCAAACGAACGCCGGATTTCGGTTCTTGCTAACAACACCGCATCAGCTCGGTTGCCGCAGCGTAACTTTATTATCCAAACAGATCCGTTGCGAACCAACGGTGCCATCAGCCGTGAATTCACAACAACCGGCACCGAAATTTTTGCTGTTAGCAACGCTGGCGCGGGGAATGAGGCTGGCGTAACGACCTCAACAGAATTCACCCTGCGGCGCTCTGCGCCGAGCACGGCATACAGCAACGGCGACTTCTATACCGCAGGAACAGTTGTCCGCAGCGGCGGCAAGCACTACATTGCCACGCGCGATATTTATACAACAACGGCATCACCGGATCCTGCATCATGGCTCGAAACCTTTGTTCACACGGCATCGGATTACGACGCTGAGGACCCTATCACGCAAGAAGCGCGGCAGATCATTATTGACACAGACACCGACACTGATGCCTACAGCACAGATCTTGGCATTAACTGGTCCAGCGTCTGGGCTGATGATGAGTACCGCAGCTCAACTGACTACAAAGGTGTTCACGCATTCTTGGTTGCATTGGGCTTGACCAGCAATCAAGCTCATGCTGCACTGGTCCCGCAAGCTGCTTCTGATCGGCTGCTGGATCCTACCAGCGCAACAGATTTCCCGAACGCACCAGCAGGTGGAGCGGCGACCGGACGTGGCAACTGGGCTATTGAGTTCCGCCGCCCGAGCACACTGCGCCTTTATGGCCACGCCTGGGAATGGGCTGGTTTCCTGAACTACTCAAAGGCCATTCCAGCGGCGCAAAAAGACCTTGGTCCGCAGAACGCCTTCACTTACTACTTCACCAACGAAGCAGGTGGCCGCGTCGTGCCGCAAGGCAGCAACGAAAACGGATTCAACATCACACCACGCGGTCTCGAAGACATCGAGACTGGTTCAACGCTAACTGTCGAAAACATCGGCAGCAGCTCGATTGACATTATCGCTCAAACAGAATTTGAAAATCTCAGCGTTACTGATACGTTAACCACAGAAAACCTTAATATAACTGGCTCGATTAGCGGCTTGCCAACTGTAGGCTCAGCAACAACAGGCAATACCGATGATGACCTAGGTTTTGTTCGTTTGGCTAGCATCTCGGACTTAGAAAGCACCTCTCTCGCGTCCACTGATGCTGCGATCGAACAATCACCTGAAGTTGTCACATACAAAGGATTAAATTATTGGAAAAATTATAACAATTTAGTCAGCGCTCGTAGCGGCACGCAATACGTCTACGTTGATCCAGTTAATGGTCGAACCGCAAGTGTTAGTGAATTGCTTGAAGAAGAACCTAACATCCAAATGACGTGGAACGGAACCAAATGGAGTAAAAGCGCAAATCAACCCGCAAAATCAATTGTAAATGCTGTCGGGTACATCAACGCTCGATTCAGCGCAAACGAAACAATTGAATTGCGTATTGGACCTGGGTTTTATTTAGAGGCAGGTGAACTACGTTTGACATGCAAAGCTCGTGTGAGGGCATGGGATTTTGTTAACAATACATACTTGAATGATGAAGAAGATGGCGGAACGAAGCCGTTTATGGGCCAGGTCGAAGTTAACGGCGAACGCGGTAAATCATGGGACCAAACTCGTGCTTACCTAACAAACCCAGCAAATCATCCCATTTTTCTCTCTCGCCCTCGGATGACATATTCATACAGCCCTCCGCAAGGCTTTTTTGAAACAACGCCATTGCGATTTGTATTTGAACAAGACGCAACTATAATTGGCTGTGTTTGGCTGGGTCCAGCTGAAGTACTTACGCAATCTGCAGATAACGTACCCGATAGCTTTTTTGCTCCATCAAATAGCAGTGTTGATATTGCAACAATTAGAGCCAATACTAGGGTTGATCCCGACAATGCCCTGAATTACTTAATTAAAGCGGAAATCTCTAGCAGGTCTGACGATAACGCAACATGGGAGCACATGTTTGCTCAATCTTGCATTGAGGGCCAAGCAAGGCTTACTGTTTCCAACTGCGCTTTTGACGCTATGGCTCCTGTCGAACAAGAAAATAACAACAGGAGGAGAGATGGAGTTATTACAGTATCGGCTCAACCTGCAGAAATTGCTGGCATATGGGCTATCGGTAATGTCAATGTAAGCAGTGCGCTAACAGGGGCGCCAGCCTATAGAAGCAATAGCACCTATCAATATACAGGTCATCATAGGACTCTTATCGCCGCAACATCAGATGAACTTGAGGGCACAGCGGCGGCGATAAGGCTAGGTGGATTTCGCGAAATCGGTGGCGGCTCTGGCGCAGACGCTGATTATAATTTTGCTTGGAATAATATCCATTTGGTTAACAACAGCCTTCAATACAGAGATGGCTGGGATACATCCAATCCACCAAGCACAGCAAGTTATCTAGACGAAGATCCTACCACTGGTACGAACTGGAAACTAATCGGTCCTGGCTATGATGGATTTATTGATACTGTAACTAGGCTAGGGCAGTTTGGTCTTTTCTGGCACGCAGCTTTTGTCCAATCAGCAAACCATCTGCAAGGTTTTGCAGGAATTTTTGGCAACATTTCACTGCAAAGCGGCGTCAGAAGAACAAGAGGGATTGCAAGTATACCGGCTGGATTTACTGGCATAGAATGGCGTCTTAGTTACTTCTTGCGTCGCGCTGGAACGATAAGTGCTGCAAGTAATGTAGGCAACACACCCGCCAATCCAGGTGAAGTCGGATCGCTTCAAGATTTTGACCCGCTTAACGCTCAGGTATTCCCAATCAAAAAAGGAATTGATGTGAACGAAGCCGTAACGGTCAGTAGAGACCTTTGGCTGTAGCCTCCTTGGGGGGTTGAGGTAGACTTTAGTTAATCTGGATCACCGCTTTCTGACCTGCCATGGCCAACATCAAAATCACCGACCTAACGGTTTATACCAATCCTGATACCACGGATGTGCTGCCGATCGTTGATGTTGGTGCGGATGTCACGAAGAAGGTCGCTGTTGGCGAAGTAGTCGGCAAGATCACAGGCGATGTAAGCGTTGCCACTGACGGAACCTCGGCGATTGCAGTGGGCGCGATCGTCAATGCTGACGTAAACGCCTCGGCTGCAATTGCTGGCACTAAGATCAGCCCGAATTTTGGCAGCCAGACCATCACCACCACTGGCGTTATTAGTGCTGCCCTTGGCGCTGCCGCTACGCCAAGCATCACCTTCACTGGCGATCTCAACACCGGCATCTACAGCCCCGGCGCAAACCAAGTAGCGGTAGCAACTAATGGGCAGGGGAGGTTGTTTGTTGATGCGAGTGGGAATGTAAATGTTGGTCTTGGCGGAGCACGGCCGACAGTCTCTATTGGCAACAGAATACTAATGCTGAGTCCTGATAGTGGCTCGTCAGAGATAGTTCTTTTTAATCCAGATGCAAACGATGCAGCATTTTCGCATATTACTTTTGGTGGATTCAGGGACAATGCGGGAGCTACTGCTCGCATTTCCGCAAACAGAAGGGGTGAAATTGTATTTGGCAACAATGATGCTGTTAATGGCGTTAATACAGTAACCGAACGCCTGCGCATCACGTCCGCAGGGCTCGTAGGCATAGGGACTAGTGCGCCTGCTTATGCTTTCGACTGTCGCGGCCAAGGTGCTTTTGAATTATATAACGCTACTGGTGGAGGAAATGTTTTAAATTTGCGACCGTCTTTGGGGGATGCCAGTAAGTACAACATGAGCATCAGCTCCTACGACCATGGCGGAGAAGGAGTAGGGTCTGCAGACGGATTGAGTATTAACGGATTTGATGGGGTTAGCATTTGCACAGGTAATAGTACCGCTAGGCAAGAAAGAGTTCGTGTTACTCAAGCAGGCAACGTAGGGATTGGCACTCAGAGCCCTGCCTATCAGTTACAAGTTTCGACAGATTCTGCTGGTAAACCATCAACAAACACTTGGACAGTTGTCTCCGACGAACGTATCAAAGACGACATTGAACTTGCCGACCTTGACATCTGCTACGACGCAGTTAAAAACATCCCACTGAAGCGGTTCAAGTGGAAGGATGAAGTCTATACCGAAGAGCAAGTTTCAGACCGCCACAAGATTGGCTGGATTGCTCAGGATGTAGAAGCAGTCTTTCCTAAAGCAGTCCGTACCAATGAGTTTAAGTACGGTCGAGTTTACGAAGAGATTATTATCCCTGCCGTACCTGAAGAGCTGGATGACGAAGGCAATGTGATTACGCCTGCTCAACCAGAGCGTATCGAGCAAGGCGAGCTAATCAGCGAAGAGGTCATCGAAGACTGCCGTGATCTCAATGCTGATCAGCTTTATGCTGCGATGTACGGTGCTATTCAAAAGCTGATTGCTAAAGTAGAGACATTGGAAACAGAGATTGCAACGCTCAAGGCTGCATGAATGAAAGCGCAATAACGGCGGCGCCACTCAAGTGCTCGGTATGCAGTGAAATACTCCCTGCTGAGCACTTTTATGCGTTACGCAGCCGAAAAAATGGCAAGCGCGATTCAAGCGGAATCATTCGATCTTCACGCTGCAAGGATTGCCAAATCAACGACTACTTAAAGCTGGACCCACGCAAAAAGCTGCTGTACGCGGCCAGAAAGCGTGCCAAGCAAAATGAGCTTGAGTGCAGCATCACGGTGGACGACATTGTGATTCCTGAGTTCTGCCCTGCGCTTGGCATCAAACTTGAGGCTCGTGTTGGTGCAGGGCGATCAAACCGTGAAGACATCGGCAGCTCGCCAAGTCTTGACCGTATCGACAACAGCAAAGGCTACGTGCCCGGCAATGTAGCTGTGATTTCATTACGAGCCAACATGATCAAAACAGATGCGACCGCTGCTGAACTCAAAGCAGTGGCTGCCTACATTGATAACCAGCCACGGTGACGAGTCCCCTTCACTCATCTGCCTGGCTCGGCGTAATAAACTGAGCCAGCGTAGTCTTTGACGTTACTACGCTTCGGTTGACCGCCCTATGTGCTCCTGCGGCTTCTGCACTACAATGCCAACAGGCATTTCATACCCATGACCACCAACTTTGAATGGAAAATCGCCAATCTCGAAAGGCACACCGCTGACGGCGCCGTTTTCACCGTGCATTACACCGTGAATGCCGATGACGGCACCTATTCAGCAGGCGCGTACGGCAGCCTTGGGCTCGAAGCACCGGATCCTGACAGCATGATCCCGTTCGACAACCTCACCGAAGAGATTGTGGTCGGTTGGGTGAAGGACAACTTCGGCGAAGAGAAAGTCGCCGAGATCGAGCAAGCACTTCAAGCCCAGCTCGATGAGAAACATGCGCCAACTAAAGCGGCTGGTGTGCCTTGGGGCTGATAAAATAGAAGAAACGCGAAAGAGCGATGACACTCGGACTCAAATCTGGCTATGAGGTTGCTGATCTTGGCAGCCTCACTGAGGCGGGTGTCACCGACTCTCAGGTCACTACTGGGCTGAACCTTGCGTTTCAGGTTACTGTCGCAAGCGTCGGAACAAGCGTGACGATCCGACTCGAAGGCAGCGTTGATGATGAAAATTATTTCAATCTTGACGAAAGCGAGACTGACACAACGTTGACCGCAAACGGGACTTATGGGTATGCGCTGAATGGCTGCCCAGTCAAGCATGTTCGCCTTCGCGTTGTGAGCATCGATGGCGGCTCCCCAACCGTGAGCGCTAAAGTCGGCTCAATGTAATGAAAAATTTACGAACCAGTATCAACACCGGAATCCGCAGCAGCGTTGCTGGCGGCCTTGCGCTGCTTGTGATCTTGGCGTCTCAGCAGGATGAAAAGCTAATGACCCAAGCGGGCAGATTCATTGTCTTGAATCGATAAAATAAGGTTGATGGGGGCCTGGAGTACACCGTGATCGAAATCTACGCCGCGATCCTTGGTGCCTCGATCGGCATTGCTGGCATGTCGGTATCGGGCTTCACCAAACGCACCAGCGAGTCGCGCGAAGCTGTGATTCGCCTCACCGCAGCAGTCGAATCGATCGCTGGCAAGCTGGAAGAGCTGCATCAAGACATGAAAGCAGACCGCAAAGAAATTTACACTCGTCTTAACGCACACGGCGAAAGGATTACTGTCCTAGAAAACCAACAGCGCTAGGATTCAGGTACGAGTTACTCACCCTCATGCACCTCGAAGAAATTCTGGCCAGCCCGATCACCTGGATCGTTGTGGCTGCTGCATCTGAAATCATTGCCCTCTCACCGGCTAAGGACAACAGCGTGATCCAGCTTGTGTTTCACGTTCTCCGCACGCTGAAATCAAAAAAGGGCTGATCCCTGCTGATGGCCGCTGGCTATGGCGGTTTGACACGCGGTCACCGCTGCAGGATCTGCAGCGTGCGATCCAGCGCCGCAAGTTCGACGCCACGCTGAAGCCACGGCTCGATGCTGAGATCAAAGACTGGCACGCGGCCCAGCCACCGATAACACCGCCGCCAGTGCGGCTTGATGACCTACACATCCGTGCTCCTTGGTTCGATGAACGCGACACCGATCCGACTGATTGACCTATTCAAGTACTACAAGCGGTTGGGGCATCAAGATGCCGCGATCATTGAATTGGAGCAGCGGCTATTAAAGGCAGACCCGACAATCTTGAATAGGGATCAAGACTGGTACAGCACCTGGTCATCGGCTGTCGAGGCGCCTGCCAGTTATGACAACGATTGGAACGGCATCATGGCTGCCGCTGCGGTTGCTGGGGCCAAATTCCCCGAGGTGGTCGCAGCACAATGGGCGCTTGAGTCTGGCTGGGGAAAGCACGTCTCAGGCCAACACAACTACTTCGGCCTCAAGGGATCCGGCACATCCACGATCACACGCGAGTTCCTGGATGGGCAGTGGGTCACGATCACCGATAGTTTTATCGATTTCCCGTCACTTGCTGCTTGCGTCGAGTATCTCGTCTCGCGGTGGTATCAAGATTATCAGCAGCACCATGGCGTCAACCGCGCTGATGATCGCAACGAATGCGCTCGGCTGCTCGTCAGCGAAGGCTATGCGACCGATCCTGCCTATGCGACCAAGCTGATCGCAATCATGGATTCGCAGCTCGGCAAACCGGGCGAACGCATCCTTAATGTCCCGTATGAGTATCAGCTTGATAACGCATCAGGCGCCGGATACCGCGAATGCTTCAGCAGCACCTGCGCGATGATCGCTGGCTATTACGGCCAGGTTGACTCGGATGATGAGTACAACATCATCCGCGCTCGATTCGGCGATACCACTAACCCGCAAGCGCAAGTCAAAGCATTGCGTTCGCTTGGCTTTGATGCCAGGTTCCGCACCGATTGCTCGATCGCAACGCTTGAAGCTGAGATCAACGCTGGGCGACCTGTTGCTGTTGGCTGGTTGCATCATGGCCCGATCACTGCGCCACGTGGTGGCGGGCACTGGACCTGCGTGATCGGTTACACCGAAGACACGATCGTTCACAACGATCCCAACGGCGAAGCCGATATGGTCAACGGCGGCTACATCGGCAACTCAGCATCGTTGGGCGCTCGCATTGAATACAGCCGTAAAAATTGGCAAAGGCGCTGGGAAGTCGATGGTCCGAGCACTGGTTGGGCTATTCTGGTAAAGCCTGAATTTTGAATCGTGAGCGTACTTTGCGATTGGCAGATCGAAGCACTTTGCGAAAAATCACAAATGGTCTGGCCGTTCGTGCCAGCATTGCTGAATCCAGCAAGTCTTGATGTAACACTTGGCGACAACATCATGATTGAAGTTGCCGATCAACGGCAACTCATCACGATGAGCATTTCGGATCGCACCGCAGAGGATCCGTACTGGATGCTACCAGGCGAATTCTGCCTCGCAGAAACTCGCGAAGTATTCACCATTCCAGAAAACATTTCAGCTCAATTTGTATTAAAGAGCAGCCGAGCGCGTGAAGGTTATGAAAATCTACTTGCAGGCTGGTGCGATCCTGGGTGGCACGGCAGTAAACTTACGCTCGAATTGGTAAATGCACGCAGGCACTGGCGACTACCGCTTTACCCAGGATTGAAAATTGGTCAAATGGTGTTCTTCAACATGGATCAAACACCGCTGCGAGATTATAGCGTAACCGGACGATATAACGGAGATCTTAAGGTAAAAGCAAGTCGGGGTTAATAACAGCTTCCGTTCAGTAGGCTCAATGTGTTGAGTCGCGAACATTCACGTGGCTGAAGAATTCAGGCAATGCAGGCGAAGTTCTCTATGCAGAGAATCTTTGCCAATGAGTCAGCTCACGTTGGTAAATGGAAGCTGGGTTTGCGATCCAAACAAGTGCCCAAGACGAGTACCACAGCAAGAAGAATCAACGTATCGCGTTGAAAAGCGCTACCTGAATATCGCAAAGATTACGTTTCTCAGCTCTGGCGCCAACGGTCAAGATCCTGATGATTTTGCAGAAAACTTTGCCGCCAGACTTGAAGAGCTAACAGAAGAAATTATTGACCTTGACGTTGAAGTCTATCCGCTGGAAGGAGGCTTCATCGGTCACGCGATCGAAGGCTCTGAACTCGTACCCAAGAAGACAAGCAAGAATCGATTCCGAAGGCAGATCTTCGAGGAATGGGATAACAGGTGCGCATATTGCGACAAACCAGCGGATACGCTTGATCACGTGATCCCGAAGTCGAAAGGTGGCATGACTGTGAAATCGAACCTGATTGCAGCTTGTCGGATCTGTAACGGATCAAAATCGGACAAGCATTACAAAGAATGGTACAAAAATCAACCGTTCTGGGACCAAGCCCGCGCAGACGCTATTGAGTACTGGCTGCAGAACGGAACACTGGATCAGTAATACTGCGCGTAAACCTGCGCTTGCCACAGGTCTGACGAATACCGACAGATCGCTCCTCCCCTGGAGCACGTCCGATAATACGGCTCGCCCGTGCGTTCGTCGTACAGCGTATCGATGTACGCTCCGTTATCGCATTCAATCCGCCCAGAATGCTGAGCACTGGTTTGCAAATCGTCCGCCACTTCTTCTGCCTTCCGGGAATCCAAGACCACAATTTGATTTTACTGGCTCCCAGTGGATGCACTGCCAGCAATAAGGTTTAGGGTTTGTTACAGCTCGAGCGTCAGCGTAAAGCTGCTCCGCTTCAATAATCGCAACCTCTGGCTTCGATGCAGACAACGCAACCTCAACGGTCTCCTTCCTGGTCTTGATCACGGCGATCCAACCCTCTGGTCGTTCAGTCACAACCAAACGACCAGCGTGATACCGAAAGCTAGTGCCAGTCACGAATGAAACCGCCTTGTCTTACTGATGTCCTCATTCTGTCAGCAGCATCAAGTGCTGCAGACTGAGTGTGCTCAGGATCACCCCAGTAAACAACCTTTCCGTCAAAATACCAAGGCTTAAAATAAGAAGTCACTCCGTAGCTCATCAACTGAGCGCCAGTGTTGCCGGGCTGCATAGCCATATAGCAGTTAAGCAGATATTACTGCATACATGTTGCAGTCGCGAGCAGCACGAGGGCCTTCTTCTATTGGATCGGGAAAGCCAAACGAGCAATACCCGTTACGCCAATGCTCGCATTTCTTGCAAGAATGGTTATTGCGTCGCGGGATATCCGGCCTCACGTTCGCATAAGTGTTGCCACGCCTGATCTGCTGAACAGACTGACGTGAAATCCCATACCTCTCGCCCGCTTTCGCATCACTGATCCTGGATTCGAGGATGTCCACAACAGCATCCTCGGTAAGGGTGCGCTGGAATCTCATTGCTGGCTCTCCAGTTCGTCGGCGATGGCAAGCAGGCGGATGCGGTCTTGCTTGCAGTACAGCACAGCAGCACGAAGCGCGGCGGCAAGGCCACGGCGATGAACGCAAAACCAGCATCCATTCCAATCATCATCGTCTGGATGACAACCGCGATCTTCACGTAAACAACGTGACTTTGCTTCAGCGATTAGAACTGCTTTAGCAGCGGGTGAGAGTTCAGTCATCGGAGCCAGGGTTTAGGTCTGCAAAGAACTTGGCGCGATTTGGCATATTGTGTGCGACGGCATTGGCCAGCCGCAAGTAGCTGATGCGAAGGCTGCGGATTTCCTCTTGAAGCTCTTCGATGCGGGCTTCGAGGTTAGGGAGGCTGTTAAGCATGGGAGTTGATCGGACTACTGGGCTTCAAGTTCGTCAGCGATGGCGAGAAATTCGGAACGAATCTCATTGGCATGACGCGATCCGTCTCCCGGCACCACCTGATCCGCAGCAGCACGTAAAGCAACAGCTGCATGAGATCTAATGCTGGCGGCTAACTGAGGTATATCCTCTGGGTCAAGAGTGTACTCGTCTTGCGCAACAGCGGACAAGACTGCATAAGCAGCGGGTGAAAGATCAGTCATGGTGATTAGCGGGATGGACTAAGAGGGCGGGTAAAGCTGATTGATGGCATCGCGAATAAGCAAGGCATCTTCCTTGGCAATGGCGAACAACTGCCTACCTTCTTTGCAATCTGCATCAAAATACATAATTGTTAGTCCTGTACCGGGGTCCGGAAGGCATTCGACATTGCAATCTTCGACGGTGTACCACCAATCGGAATCAGATTGGCAGCGCTTGATGGTTGTAACAGGCATGGTCATTAGTTAGAAACGTGCACCGGACTAGGCCTAGCTATCTCAATCTATTCCTCAATCAGCTTTGGCGCCGGAGTGATCGGGTGATTGTTATCAGTCATGAGAATTAAGGACGATGACAGTGATGCAGATCATTACGGTGATGATCACAAGAGCGTCAGGCAGGCTCATCGGATTCTTCTGCGTTAAGGATGCTGAGCAGAGTGTCCCGTTGCCAAGGCGTTAACGACTGACGCGCCTCAATCGCCCAGTTGAGGTAGGGAACGCACTTCGCCAGGGTTTCGTTCTGGCCTTTGTGGCGCTCGCGCCACACGTACTTGAGGACGTTGCCTTTGCAGAAGCCGCGAAATTCCTCGGCGGTGAGCGCAGCGCGAATGGCATCAATGCACTCGATCTCGCCCTGCGAATAGTGCTCGGGGTGGTTGACGGGATCGGTCATGGTGCAAGCCTCGCTTTGCCTAAACGGTTTTTGGTGTACCACTGCGCAACTGCTGGCGCCCACTCGTCAAAGTGTGGTATCAACATGTTGCACAGTTGATGGATTTCAATCTGCGCATCAGACTTTGCACGCAGATCGAGGAAGTGCATCAGCGAACGCATGTTAAACGTCACGACAAAATGCTGCCTGTAATCAAACGGCAAGATGCTGCGAGCGTGTTCTTCTGAATAGCCCAGCTCGATCATGTTCAGATAACGCTGGGCTGCAACATCGCAGATGCACATATCTTCATACCGCTCGCGATCAGGGTAGAAGTACTTCTTGCCCTGGCGATCGGTGTATTCACCGACCGGCCTGATGTAAAACACCTCCTCAAGATCACGCTCACCGCGAGCGACTTCGCAGATGCGTTTGCCTGTGTACCGCAGAGACTGCACATCAAACGAAACAGCAACACGATGTGTCCTGGCTTGCTGCATCACTGAATGCGGGAAGTATCCGACATTGAACGTGATGCTTGGATGCTCTACTGGTCCCCAGTGCCCGCGACCTCCAGCAAGCAGGTGCTTAACAACCCGCTCACCAGCCTCTTGCTCTGATGGCGGCTCTTCATCCGCAACCAGTAGCTCGCTGTAATCTTGGTGCATCGCGTGCCAGATCAACGTTTGCGGATCCGACGTGCGGCTGAGAACCTCAACGCGAAAGTACGGATCAAACATCTTTGATCTCCTCAACGAGTTTCTGTAACTCTTCTGGGCTGAGATCTTCGACGATCTGCAGAAAAGCCTTGACCACGCAAACAAGCATGGTCGCAGGCGCGAACAGCCCAAGGAACGCAAACATCAACCGCTTACCGAGGCCAAACTGCTTGCCAAACTCTTTCAGCATCACTCGCCCTCCATTTCGATTACATGATGCAGCGCACGCAGATAGCCGTCCCAGTAACGCTGGTCCGGGTCTCCGTTGCGGAACGCTTGGTCGTACAGTCTACAAGGAAAAAGCGAGAATTGCAACACGCGCAGGATGCAATGAAAAACGAAGAGGTCATTGTTTGACGAGGCTCACGCTTGACACCGTAGAGCCAGGCCAGCGGTTCTCGGCGTAAACCTGAGCACGTTTCTTACTCTCCGCTGGTAACTGCACAACGATCTTCGGTCCGTTGACCGGCTTCACCACCAACCGATACATCTTCGTGCGCACACCCGGCAGTGGCCTGCTCTGGCCAGGCCCGATCGATGCTGCAGGGTCATCATCGTTCCAGCTCAGTCCGGGCCAAGCTGGCTGCTTCTTCTTCGATTCGTTCAACACTTTTAGGTCCTAGTTCTTCGATAAGGATTTCGCGAAGATGCTTTTTGTAAAGATCTTCGTAGTTTGGCTTGTTTGGTGCAACTGATCCATTCAGTACAGCATTCAACCTTGCAGCAAACTCAAGGCAAATCCTGCGCTTCTTCTTGGCGCGATGCAGCCAATCGGAATCAGTCCTGATTCCAGACCGTTTCTCAAGGTCAAGAATCTCAGCGATAGTCTCGTCGATGCTTTTTACAGCCTCGACAAGCTCTTCGTAAAGTAATCGTTGCTGGTCGGTGTCGAGATCTTCTACTTCAGAAAGTGGCAACACACGACCCAATTCTTTGCTGTTAAAAGTTGGGTTCATGGGAAAAGGGGGCGGGCACGCCGCCCCGAGCAATGATCAAAACAGATCGTCAAGCACGTTGCCATCGGCAGCGGAAGCCAAAGACTCGGCGGCTTTGGTGACAGCCTCACCGGAGTCGCCTTCGGCTTTCTCGTACTTGTAATGCGGCTTGAAGCTCAAGCTCACATAAGGCTTGCCAGCGTTGGTGGTCCGCTTCCAGCCGCTGATCGCGATCGGAATTTCTTGACGGTCACCAACAGGCTTGCCCTGCATGATGTACTCAGCCAATGCGTAAGCCGCATCGGCTGGGATGTTCATCACACCGTCAAGCTGCGGGTAATTCTTGGATGCGTCGTAACGATCCTTGAGCCGCTTCTTCAGGTCATCGGCGCTCTGAGGGAACAAAGCGCCATTAACGGAAAATTCAGTCATCAGAGGGTTTAAGGTTGCAGATGATGTAGCACCCAGCTTTGGATGCTTCAGAACGAACAGAGTAGCGATACTGTGCGCTGTCTTTCGACATACGCCCCACTACCTGGGCGACCGTAGAAGGCTTGTAACCTTCGCCGGTCTCCGCATTGAAGTATGACACATAAAATGCCTCTTCGGGTTGCAATGCGGCAATTGCTTCACGCAGCGGTGTGGTCTTACTGCGACGTGCGCTGCGGGCAGGGATGTCAGCAACGCTGACCTTTTCAAATGCAGACATAGCTTCAATGGCTTGCACAGAGAATCTTAACCTCTTGCGGCCAGTTCTGCAAGGAGCTTTTCGCGCTCCTCTGCGGTCAGCTCACCGGCTTTCAGCAGCTCATCGATCCTGCCCCGCACTGCTTCATACTGGTCCGGTGTCGCCTGCTTGATGCGACGCAGTGCCACTGAGTAGTACCCCGTAGGCTGCAGCTTCTGCACCAGCTTGCGGCGCTTCGGTGGTGTCCACTCGCACACCACCTCCTCCTTGATATCAGGGCTGCCATAAACCCTGATGCAGGGCTCATTCCTGCGACGAGGGAACGGCATGATCTCAGTCGTCGTGTAAAACGTCACACGCTTACCGATCCACTGCTGCACGTCACTGCCGAACATCGCCCTGATGCACACAGCGTTCACCTTCGCAAGCACAAGCTGCATCGCGGTCTCCTCAAAGGTCATCACGACCTTCTCCTCCATGCCGCCTTCCACCTCAAGCTGCTCGCGGGCAACAGCCTTGATGGTGTAATTCGCTTTCCCATTTGGGATGTTCCCAGCCTTCAAAAATCGGCTTGGATACAGATCGTCAAAGTTCATTCGAGTCCCTCCAGTTCAAGGTCATCAGCATCGGTTGCATTCGCGGGATCATCCGCTTGCGTCCATCGTGGTGCATCCATCAGATGCACGCCCCAGCTCGGCCATTCATTGATCCCCTGGCACTCCTTGATCAAGCACATCGCCTCCTCGCGACGACGGCGGCCTTCCTCCAGCAGGTCATCACTGATCACGTTCGCTGACCAGTTATGCGGCCAGTTCCACTCATAAGCCAAGAGCACAATCTGCTTCGGATAGTCGCCATAACGATCGCGATACCCCTCTGCATAATGCGCAACTTGGATGTCATACCCCAAGCTGTATGACTGCGCAGCAAACGACCTCGGATTCGCGCTGCGGGTCTTCTTCAGATCCACCAGCCTTCCGTGATAAGGATCCTCAATATCGGGCAAATATCGACAATCCAACTGATGGTCAGCGTCATGCCAGAAATGCGGCTCCTGGCCCTGGCCCTGCAGATACTCAGACGCAACCGGATCATTCCGCAGCTTGCTCGCGATCAGTTTCGCGATGTGGAACCACTCGGATGAGATCACCGTTGCAAGGTTTGCACGAGCCTCCTCCTCGCACTCAGCCCAAGCCGCCTTGCCAGCCTTGGTGCGGCGATCCACCTTCGGTGCCACCACATACTTGCGATCGAAATTCTGCGGCTCGGTGATCAAGCAATCGACCAAGCTGCCTTGTTTCATTGCATCCGTTGGCTGCATCGGCATCCGATTTGGATCCTCATACGCAGCCCAATAATCAATTGGAGTGCCGCACGCGATCTTCTTCAGCTTTGACGCTGAAATCGCTGGATGGTCATGGTAAGCAATCATTAAACGCAAAGTAGCGTACAGCCGAAATCATACCACGGCTTCGCGGACCTGGAAGTCGAGCTTCTCGGCATCGCTCGGACGCATCTTCTTCGCCCACGCTCTCGGCACGATCTGGTCCCACACGAAGCCAGCGTCCTTGCACTTTTGCTTCAATTCGTATGGAAGCATAGACACATACACCTTCTTCGGTTCCAGCGCTCGGATCAGCAGTCCCCTCAAATCCGGCTCGCGTTTCATTACCTCAGCCAGGTACACGCAATCCGTCAGCGCACGGTGTGCTGACCACACCGGCACTCCATAATCCAACGCCAAACTCATCACCGACGGCCTGCCGCGTTTCGTATTCCTTGGCCACGGCACATCATCCATCGTGCAGATCCATCGCAGATCCAACGCAGGCAAGCTGCCGCCCTCACCGAACCACTTCGAGTCGAAATCCACATTGTGCGCCAACACATAATCCGCTTGATGCGCCATCTCATAAAACGCCTTCAGCATTGGTGACATCAGCTTCGGCGCACTGCGCGTCAACTCCGGGCTAATTCCATTCACATGCGCAGCCGGGTTCTCTTGCGTCGGCAGCAAAAAACTCAACTGCGCGACAACATCACGCAACTCAACATCAAACAAAATCGCGCCGATTTCCACAACAACGGCACCATCCTTCGGACTCAAACCAGTCGTTTCCGTGTCGATGATCAATACTTTGTTCATAGTCAGGATTCAAGCGTTCGTGATAAAGCTCTGTAACAAAATAATCATAGCGGTCGATCGCCGCTTGGATCTGCGCGTCGGTCATCACCAGTCCTCCACCAAAGAAAGCAACGTGGTCCCATGCTGACGCACCTGCGTCAACGCATCCTTAAAACTCACCGCCATGATCCGCTCAGTCGTAACCAAACCGGTCTTCTTGTTGCGGTAGCTGGCCCTATACGGCCTCTTCTCTCCCATGCTCCTGATCGCTTCATCACGACCAGGAGATTCCGGCACACCACCATCAGCCATGATTCGTCGCCAATCCATACTTCACAATCGGTTCCGGCACCAGCAACCTATAGCTGCATCCAGGATGCACCTTGGATGCCTTATGGATCGCCTGCTGCTCTGTCGCAGCCAGCACCTCCACATACTTACGGCCCCACCCTCGGGACTCGCACGCAACGCAAAAATAGAACAAATCAAACAAAGCGTAGAACACGCAAACCATAGCACAAAAAAACCAGGCTTTTGCCTGGCTCGCAGTTACCGGAAACCCTGGAGGCTCGCGCACCTTACCCAGGTTGTTCACCCAGCCGGTGACTGGGACGCCTATCCGAAACAAAGAACGGGCGCACCCTAGCGCAAAATCGACTGCGCTTCCTCCACCGATCGCGCAATGCCAGCCACGCCGCCAGCACTCCGCACATGCTCGATGAACCGCTGCTGCTCAGGGCGCACCCTCCCACGAGGTGTCTTCACCTCCACCGCAGCAAACTGCGCAATCTCCTGACCCACCATCTCAGGCGTGACCGTCACCTTCCGATACCCAATCAGATCACTGCCACCAGGGCTCCCCACGCCAAACGTCACATACCTACCAGTCCTCGGGTCCGGCAAACTCCCAGAATTGTTACGCCACAACCGCACCGCACCCCTGCTGCACTGCAATCGGATCTGCTGTTGGATTTCAGTTTCGCTCAAGCTAGAAGTGGCGCGAAGCCATTATCTTTCGCGCCCATCCTACGGGATGTTTATACCCTCGACTACGACCAAGCTCTATCAACTGATCCAGCGTCTTAGCCCTGCCCTGCTCTGCTTTCTTCGCCATCTGCTCCTTCTTCTTCGCGAATCGCTCCAGCGCTGCAGCTTGCCTCATGTCGATCTCATCCAGCTCACCATCCACTTCCTGCGGCCCACCCTTCTGCGGTGTCGGATACCGATAACCACATTCCGGGCAAACCGGTGCTGGCACATGAGCAGCAAAACACGCTGGGCACTGCCTCACAGGTGTCGCACGCTGGCCACGACGCGACCGGCCCTGCAAGCTCCACTTCCGCTCCATATCCGGTGGCCCATGCTCAAAAATCGACCCGGCATGATCCAGTACCGTCAGATGCGCCTTCCCTGATGCAGGTGACATCCGCAACCCACGACCAATCGCTTGCAGATAGAACGTCAAGCTCTTCGTCGGTCGCAACAACACAATGCACTCGATCTGCGGTACATCCACACCCGCAACCCATAGCTGCGCATTGCATACAACCTGAATCGTGCCCTCTCGCAATCCAGTCAACGCTTCAGTGCGTTCTGATCTCTTGCTCTCACCCGAAATCGCAACCGCTCGATACCCTGCTGCTTGAAACTCAGCCGCAACATGCTCTGCGTGCTTGATTGACGTACAAAACGCAACAGCACGTTTGCCATCGCAATGTTTTCGGTAGTGCTCGATCACATCACCGGTAATCGTTGAACGATCCATCTCATCGTCAAGATCAGATTGACGATAATCGCCACCAGACATCCTCAAGCCTGTAAGGTCCGGCCGATGTGGCGCGAAATACTTGATCGGTGCTAACAACTCTTCCTTAATAAGCGTGCCAGTGCTACACGTCGGGATAATCTCATCAAACAGTTCACCTAGGCCCTTGCCATCAAGCCTGCACGGCGTACCGGTCAATCCAAGCAACACTGGATTGCCAATCTTTCCCAGCACCTTCAGATACGTCGTCGCAACCGCAAGATGACATTCATCCACAATCACCAAATCCGGCTTCGGTAAATCATCACGCCGCACTGCGGTCTGCACTGATACCACCTGAACTCGACGGTGATACTCCCTCGCCTTGCCAGCGCCGATCTCACCAAACGGGATATTCACCGATCGCAATCGGCTCGCAGTATCCTCAAGGATTTCCCTTAAATGCGCGAGAAACCA